AGTGGCTCACCACCTAATATGGAAATTCGCTTAATATATGGTCTATCAATCAATTTCATAAATTTATTTTTTGTTTTTTCTGTCCACTCTTTTCCACCATTAAAATTCCATGTTTCAGAATTGAAACAATTGAAACAATGCCTGTCACACCCTTGGACGAAGAGGGAGACTCCAACTCCCTCTCCGTTAGAAATATCCATAGATCTAATCTGTGCGTATCTCATTATAAGTCCTCCGCAATATCTGTCATATGAACATATCTCTCCTTAATTTCCTGAGTACGTCCTTTTCCCCAGTAATTAGTTCCAATATATCCGCAAGTCCTTCTTGCTACATTCATCTTGTCTTTATCTCTATTGTGGCAATTTGGGCATTCCCAAATAAGTTCACCATCTTCATCAATAATTTTAATTTCACTGTCATAACCACAAACTTGACAGTAATCAGACTTTGTATTTTCTTCTGCATACATGATATGGTCGTAGATGAATTTATTCATTTCCAAAATAGCATCTACATTATTTACCAATCCATCTGTCTCAACATAAGATATCGCACCTCCAAGTGATAACGCCTGAAATTCTGATTCTTTAGCAAGTTTATCAAATGCATTAATTGGTTCTTTTACAAATGTATGATAACTGTTTGTGATATAGTTTCTATCTGTAATATCCTTAATAATTCCAAAGCGTTTCTGTAGACACTTCGCAAATTTATACGTTGTGTTTTCGATTGGAGATCCGTAAATTGAAAATCCAATATAATGCTCTTTATTCCACTGGTCACACTTATCGTTCATAAACTTCATTACTTTAATACCAAAATCATGACCTTCCTGTGAATCAACATGTGATTTACCAGTCATATATTTTACACATTCATATAAACCTGCATATCCAAGTGAAATACTTGCGTATCCATTATGAAGTAACTTATCAATCTTTTCACCTTTTTTAAGTCTTGCAAATGCTCCATACTGCCATAATAAAGGTGCGACATCAGATAATGTTCCTTCTAATCGTTTATGTCTGCAAAGTAATGCTTTATGACATAATTCTGTTCTCTGTTCCATTAAATCCCAAAACTTTTCATAATCTCCTTCAGAAGACAATGCTACATCTACAAGGTTTAAGGTAACAACGCCTTGATTTAGTCTTCCATAAAATTTATAATTACCATTTTCGTCTTTATAAGGTGAAAGGAAACTACGGCAGCCCATACATGGAAAACAGTTACCTTCTTTATATTTCTTCATGATCTTCTCAGAGATATAATCAGGGTTCATTCTCTTTGCAGTACACTTAGCTGCAAGTTTTGTTAAATACCAATAAGGGGAATTTTCATGAATATTATCTTCTTCTAAGACATAGAGAAGCTTTGGAAATGCCTGTGTGACGTATACGCCAACTTCATTTTTAAGACCAATTAATCTCTGATTAAGAAACTCTTCAATAATCATTGCAAGTTCTTTCTTATACTCTGTAGTCTCTCCAAGATACATGAACACACTCAAAAAAGGAGACTGCCCATTTGAGTTAGACATAGAATTGCACTGATAGTTAAAAGTCTGAACACCATCTGCTACTTCTTTTTTGGTATCAGCTTCTGCATATCTCTTACAATCTTCATCAGAAAATCCCCATGACTTATATTTCTCATAGTATTTGTTGTAACTATCTCTTACAAATGGTGCTAAATGTGTAAGAGTAATTGTAGCCCCTCCGTACTGAAGTGACGTAACACCAAGAATAATCTGAGTAGCGATTGTGCAAGCAGTAATAAATCTATGAGGCTTTTCAATCATTACTTTATTAATACAAGTACCATTCTGTAGCATATCTTCAAGATTGATAAGTGAACAGTTGCTCATCGCATTCATACCAAAATAGTCAATATCGTGGAAATGAATAATACCTTCATCGTGTGCTTGTACAACTTCTGGTGGAAGTAAAAATCTACGAGAAATATCTTTGCTAACAATTCCTGCCATATAATCACGCTGAGTATTTAATACTTTTGAGTTTTTATTGGAGTTCTCAGTATTCCAGTATTCGCTTTCACCATCTAACAGTTCATCAATCTCGGAATCTGTTGTATTCTCGTTTTCTCTCTGAAACTCACGAATACTTCTATATCCCTCGTATGCTTTTGCAGTAAGTCTCTGCTTCTTAGTAATCAATTTATCATAAACCATTGATTCAATATCAGAAATACTCACATCTTCTTTATTTTTACATTCTTCTTCAATCTCGTCTGCAATGTCTTCTGCAATCTTTGGTTTTACAATACCTGAACCATTTTTCATAGCTTTAAGAATTGCAGTTGAGATTTTTGATTTATCAAAATCAACCTCTGAACAATCTCTCTTAATTACTTTTGTCAATATTTATATCTCCTTCCTCAATTTTGTTTATAAGTCCCTCAAATGACGATTTAAGATTTAAAGTTAGTTCTTTCCAGAATTTACAATAAGCTTTTTCTTGTTCTAGCTCTTTTTGTAATCTATTTATTTTTCCATTATCTTCATTTGATTTCTGTACATTATCAGTATTATCTAACACTTTTAAATAGCCATAATACTTATATAATTCATCATAGTGTTTATTACTTACCCCTATAAATAAACCCTGTTCTATGCCTTCTAAAGTTATCATATAGATATCTTCTTTATTATACGTTCCCATTTATCTCCTTTCTCGATTCCACAAGAAAAATCAACCTTTCATTGGAATTTTCATGCTCTGAAACGCCCTATTTATAAGGGTTTCCTAATTTGCATCTTTTATTTTCACCTTCAATTCTTCTAATTTTTTGTAAAAAGAAGAATCGTATGAAGTTGGATCATTAAGAATCATTTTTGTCTGCTTGTTACAAATTAATTCGATAAGAATCATTTTGTCATCGTATGCTTCTCTGTTATAACCAGACTCTTCATGTCCGAATACATAAGTATCTCCAATTCCCATAATTTTTTCACCTCTTATCTAATAATATTGCCATCAACCTGTTTTTCACATACAAGCGTTTTATGTATTACACCATCATCAATATTTGCATGTGTTTTAACTGGCTTTATGTGGTCAATACTATATTCTCTATTTTCAACTGTAACTGTTAAAAACTCATCAGGTTTATCTAATAATTCTCTTGCTAAACCATGAGTTGTTTTAATACCACTTAAATAAATTTTCCTACACCTTCTTTCATTGCATATAAAAATCTTTTATATATTCACATATATCTTTTACGCAAGAATCTGTTCTAGTAATACAACATTTAATCCATGGATGAAGTA